CTTTGAATAAATTTATAAAAGATTATAGTTTTTATGATATAATATATAAATGCAAAAAATCCAGAAAAATTTCGTAATCTAAAGTATACTTTATATTCATTTGGTTTAGGTGGTGGGGCTCCAAGTACAGGTGGAAGAGCAATTAGGAATCTCAAATATAAAATTTCATCTAATATTATCTGCAAATTAGGATGCACTCCCAAGTAAAGTTGTATATAATTTTGAATAACATCTAATAATCTTCTACATATATTAAAGTAATTAAAAACTGGAAAAATCTTAAATATTGTTCTTATTTGATTTCCTAATAGATCAACTGTTACATGAATTGGTAAATCATATATTGTACTTGATATACGATTATCAAATAATTGTATGAATCCAAGATATATTATTCTATTTATTCTTTTAGAATATTTTTTATCATTCCAAGGTAATCCAAAATATTCATTACATGTATATATAATTGGATCCCCAGTTGTTTTAAATAATACATAGTTTAAATCATCAATAAATCCCATTAAACTAAGACTATTGTAACTACTTGACAATGCATTATATGTTTGATAATTATTTTGTTTATAATTATTATCTAAATATTGATTTTTATAAAATAAGTTTCTATGATGTGGTATTGAGACATCAATAAGTTCACCAGATATATCATAATATACCTTCTTATCTGCATTAATAGGATTATTTGGATCATGATTTATTCCATATAATCTAAAATTATATTTTATTCTACCTAATGAAAATTTAATAATAGCATCTTCTATATCATTATTTAATGATACATAACATGGTCCTTTAGGACCACGTTCATATAAATTATTATTTAATATATTCCTTCCTAATTTATCTAATATTAAATCTGCATTATATATATTTTTTACTTTTTGAGGTACACCTGCAATTACAGTATTACTATATATTTGTATTTGATTACTACGATTATTTATATTAAAATTATTATCATCATCATTACCATCATCATTATTTTGTAAATTTAGATAATTATTTAAATTACAATATTCATTGTTTAATAAATCATAATCTTCTGAAGGAAACAAGATGTCATCATATGCTTGAATTGCAGTAAATTCAATATTTGCATATGGATAATTTAAATTTCCAGCATCTCTTTCTATATCACAAGTTTTAATTACAACTTTTTTTATATGATGAAGTAATATCTGTAATTGGTCTTTCTGTATAAAAGTATTATCATTAAAAAAATTAAAGTAATGGTTTCTATTTGTTTTATTATTTAATATATTCTGTATATATCGCAATACTATTAAATTTAATGCTGTCATTTCATTGTATAAATGTTCATACAGTTCTTTACGACAATCATATATTTCTTGATTTTGTTGAGCATCTAAATCATTCATGTTCGGTATGGTTATAATCAACATAAAATCATTATCAGATATATCAAAAAAACTAGAAAAGGTCTTTTCTATAAAGTCCTCAATTTTAATTGTAAACTGTCTCTTAAATTCATTAAATAAGTATCTTAAAGGCATACCGCCTTTATATAAAAACTTTACCAGTTGTGCATATGGTTGCATCATAAGTGGAGTAATTGGAGTATTATCCATAAAACAAAACGCTTTACGATATCTATTAATTATATCATCTCTCCGATTTTGATGCCATAATTGTAATGTATAATTATATATATTTATAACTAAAAACATAAAATCAACTCTTTTTTTACCTTCTAGAAAATTTTTTGTTATGAAATAAGTTAATTCAGATTCTATTTCTTTCTTAAATCTTGAATCTGCTTGATTATTTTGTTGAAGTGGTATAGGAGGAACTGCATTCGTATCATCTATTTGTTTATTAGTATAAATACTATCATTGTATAACACCATATATTTAATATTATTTTGTTGTATATAATCTGCAATAGACAATGCTGGTACAACTTTCTGTAATATAAATGAATTATCTAAGGGTAATTCAAAATAATCAAAATTAATAAAATTATCTAATAAAACAGGTTGTATAAATTTTTGATATCTTTCAAATATATCCCACTTATCATATTTAATTAACTCTAATTGATGATATAATCTAATTCTTTCATCGTCTGGTTTTGCAATATTTATTAAAATCTTTTTAAATACATTATTATAATTCCTTATACATAAAACTGAATTAGCCATATGGTGAGAACTAGGCCCTGTTTTACTATTTTGATGAATATTATATATTTCATTCATGGTTGTTATTAAAATATTACCAGGATTCATCGCACCAAAATCATATGATTTTTGTAGAAAAGAAACAATATATTTTTGATCAATATATCTATTTAAATTACTATTAAAATCAGTTTTAACCATTTCATATACAATAGGTGCAGTCTGAACAAGTAAGTAATTATACAAATAATTATAATCTGATAATACAGCATGATTATTAGTTATCTTTAATGAATAATCACTATCTCTTTTAAAATAGTATTTCCAAAATAAGTAATATACATTTGTATGCCAATTTCCATGATAATATACTATGTTTCGTTTTGATAATCCTATTTCATTATAACATAATGATTTCTTACTTAAATTTTTATCTTGAGAATTTAATGAAAATATTTTTAAAGATCTTGAAATTGTATATATATCAATAATAGTTATATCAAGCATAGTTAGAAATAGCAATATATTTATATTTGTGACCCATGTTGCTTGAAATTGTGGATATGAATTAAATAATCTTTGAAATATACTTGAAAAATCTAAATATTCTCTAAAGAATAAAATATATTTACTTAAATTTATATCATCATATTTACGCAAATTTTTAATATTTTTTTTCATTAATAATATTAAAGTATCTAATTCATTACATATATTTTTATATAGGATATTATCTACTGGTTGACCAGCTGTTGGATTAATATGAAAACTTGCATTTATGGTTATTGGTAAATTATATACTCTTATTAATATTTCGAAATAATAATTCTTAAATTGAGGAATTATTACAGTATTAAATATGTTATTAAATTCATCATTTGAAATCTCTGTATAACACTTTAAATTATTATAATTATTATTAGGATCTAATCCTGCTAACATATAAAAAAAATTCTTGTATAAACACATCGTTTCAAGAAATGTTGGAACACCTGCTTGATTATTTATAATATTTCTTAATCTATTACGTACTACATAACGTGCTGCATCACATAGTAATGGATTACCTGTTAATGCCCAATAATTATAGTGACCATTAATTTGTGATAGTGACGAATATGGTAAAACAATATGAGGTAATTCCATATTTCTAAATTCAGTATAATGCATACGAGTATTTAAAAATTTTTTATATTCATGTCTTTTTAAAGGATGAACTTGAGGATTAGGTACTCGCATATCTGTATTAGTCATTGCCGATAAATTTGGAATTGTATATCCAAACAGAGGAACATGTGGTCCAAGAATACCAACACCATTTATTGACCAATTGCGTAGTGCTGGGTTTAGATATTTTGTCATTTGTATATTAGTATACCAGTCTTCTAAATAAAAATCAATACCAATACGTGTACCCTTAAATAATTTGTATAATACCTCTAGTATTTGAATATTAGTATGTTGAACTAAAGGACCTCCAAATTGATTTGGAATATTACAAGTATTAAAATTATTAAGATCTTTATGTATTTCTCCAAATAATGTAATTATTTTTGGATTTCGTGGATCTTCATCTTTATTAAACCATTGAAATACTGTCTTAAATCCACTTATATATGTATTTTCATTCATACTTTTTAATAGATTATGTAGTATTAATTGATCTTCATTTAATGTTTGAAATCCACCAGTTTGTTGAATATTTAATAAATTCTTTAACTTTAGATACTTATCCTTATATTTCAGATATTTATGTATAAATTCGTTATCCATAATATATTAAATATATAAATTAAATATATAAATAATATTTATAAATTAAATTTAAACACTTTATGGATAAACAATTACTTGATGTAATTCATTAGCTAATTCATGTTCACAACCTTTTACAACCCACGATAATGTCATATCATTAGATGAATAAGATGTTAGTAAAATTTCATATTTTTGTGTAATTTCAAACAGTGTTCCAATATTTTTATATTGATGTATATTTTCACCAATTACTGAAACTATTGAATTATTGTTGAGCACTTCAACAGAATAATCTTCTTCTAAACACTTTTTAACTTTAAGAAGATTATCTATACATGTTTCCTCAGTTGTAGTTGTAATATTAAATTGTGAAGTATTAATTATATTTACATCAACATTATATTTTTTAAATATTGAAAATATATGATATACAAATCCATAATTATTCCACATATTAATAGATGTAATTTTAAATACCGTTATATTAGATTGTATTGTTATACCAATTAGTTTATTCTTTGGTAGATTAGGTTGATTATTAATAACAGTACATTCATTATCTGGACAGAATGTATTTTTAATTAATATTGGTATATTCTTTTGTGCACATGGTAGAATACAAAATGGATGTATTACTTTAGCACCCATTGCAGCAACTTCTTGTGCTTGATTATATCCAATGCTTTTAATTAAAAATGTATTTTTGATTTTTCGTGGATCTGACGAGTAGATACCATCAACGTCTGTCCATATTTGATATTCGCGTGCATTGACAGATGCTGCAATAATTGAGCCTGATGTATCACTACCTCCTCTACCTAATAGACATGGCTTACCATCACTTGAAACTCCACTAAATCCTGGTACAACTAATACTTGATTAGTAACAAGATTTTCTAGAAGTATTTTTGAATTAACACTAAATTGTCCTTTATTATAAAATGTACTATTATTTTGTTCATTACTATTAATTACATCAAATGATGAAATTAATTTTGATTTAATACTATCTTCATTGAGATAATAATTTAATATATTTATTGTGAGGAATTCACCCATTGCAATAATCTCAATCTTATCATTATCAAGATTCCAAGATCTTTCTTTTAGAACCTTGATAAAATCTATTGATTCAAATCTATCAGGCAGAAGTTTCTTATTCATTTCCATTACTTCATCCCAAATAGAAAAATTCTTTGTATTAACAAATTCAATTAGTTTATTGGTTACATTTGAAACTGCTGATAGAACTACAATGTATTTATTTTCTTGATCCTTTTTAATTATAGAACTTATCATCTTGAATGTATTAATACTTTGAGATGTACCACCAAATTTTAGTACTTTAATATTCATCATTTTATATGATGTATTTATATTTATATTTATATATAGATTATAAATTAAGGGAAAATAATGTTTTATCAATTTTTTATCGATGGTCTCGAAACGTAACACTATAACGTGAATTATTAATTCGACGATCTCTTTCAATTCCATGACAATAATATTTTTGAGTAGCACCCATCATCATAAACAATGATCCTGCTTTTATTTTAAATGACTTATTTAATGATTCTTCATCTTTATTTATTTTATGTTCTTGAGTCTCATTATTATAAAATGTTCTCTTAAACTCTAAATTTCTTTCTTGTCCAAACGCCATCATTGCTACACTTGGATTATCACCAAAAATTCTTTCATCATCTCTATGATAATTTATAAAATCATTACCAGTACGGTAATAATTAATTAAACAACTATTAATAGATGGTTTGTTACATCCAATAAACTTATTATCAATCATTGTCTCAAATATATCATTTATCTTTCTTTGAATTTTTACACGCAGTTTCAGTAGCCATTCTTCTGCTTCGTGCGACTTCCACCTAGCAATATCCTGGTTCGTCCAATATTTTGAAAAATAGTTACCATCATCATGATACCATTTCTGCAAACGCGGAACAGTATTTCCAAAAAATTCACCACTCTTCCAATCCTCAATATTTTGTAAATGTGCAAGATATTGTTCTTGTTCGTCTTTGTCTAAAAAATTATTATCCATTACAAACACCGAATGATTACCATCCGATTCTTTATTATAATGAATTTCCATATTTAATTAAATTATTATATTCTAATAATTTAATAAGATTTAGAGTTAATATTTAGAATTATCAATTTTTTATAGATTAATAAGACAATTAGATTAACTTACTTTTATAAAACATATCTAGTCCCGATTCTTGTTTTTCAGAATATTCATTGCCTTCATTTTTTTCAGATTGTTCATTACATTGTTGAATATAATGACCATCTCTTCCGCATCTATAACAAGTGCCGTTTGCATTTCTAATTATTACTTTTAAAACTTTGTCTTGTTTAGGCTCTTTTGTTTGTATCTTATTTTTATTACATTCTTTATCACGAATATTACATGTTTCGATATTTGATTGTTTTATAGATTTAACACCGTAATTATTAAGTGCTGATATCTGTTGAGCAGATAATTTAATTGATGAAAACGATCCTCCTCTAACACGATCGATACCATATTTATTCATATATTTTATTACATATTTATCTAAATCATTCGGATCTACATTTTCTATTATTTTTTTAATACTTTTCATTCTATATTTTTTTGTATATTCTCCTCCTCTTCCTTCATAATGTTCATTAAATCTTTTTTCTAAACTATTAGTTCTACCAATGTAATAGTTATGATTTTCTAATTTCAATATATATATATTCGTTGTCATATATAAAACAATATATATAATAATATAATAATATAAATATTTTTTAATATAAAAATGAACTCAATTATATTTAGCTTTTGTATATATGGTACTAATATGAAATATTATAAAGGATTAGAAGAAAATCTAAAAATTATCAAAAATATAATTGATACTAATATTTTAAATATAAAAAATATTAAAGTATTAATTGGATATACTGAAACAACATTAAAAGAATTTATAAGTATCTATAAATCATATGATTTTGTATCAATGATTTTAAATGATACAAATTTTAATGATATGCCAATGATATCAAGATTATTAAATATTGATCATATTAAGACGTCTAAAGAAGACAAAGATGGAGAAGAAAAAAAATACAATACATATTTCTTTTCAAGAGATGCTGATAGTCGTATAACTGAACGAGATTTATGGTGTATTAAAGAATTTTTAGAATCAAATAAATCGTGTCATATAATTAGAGATCATTATTATCACAAGAAACGTATAATGGGCGGTATGTTTGGATTAAAATTAAATGTATCAAATGAATCAAATCTACAAAATGAACCAAATGTCAAAGATTTATTATTAGAATGGAAGAAAAATAAAAATATTAAAAATATAGAATCTGATTTTGGTTTAGATGAAGAATTTCTAGAGGGAGAAATTTATAAAAAATATAAAAATGATTGTATAATTCATACTAATTCAGTTGCGTATGAAGGAGAAACTATATCATGTATCGAAATACCACAATTAGATGATTATGATTTTATTGGGAATGTTTATGAGTATGTAGAGGATCAAAACATTTTTAAACCAATTTTTGAATATAAAAAGTATATTACTGTTGATCATATTAACTTTATATGGAATAATAAGCAATATTATATTGTTTTAGAATTATTTAAACATTTTGATATTAAATCACTTGGATGGTTTAATAGACCAGAATTAATATTAAAATGTTATACATCTGCACTAATTCTAAATAATCTAGAAGAAGCATTACGAATACTATCATTATTTAAATTTACATATGTTGATGATAATATAATCCTGCAATCATCGTTGTTATTTAGCTTATTGCGTTCAAAATATAAAATTATTGCATCTTTTGATTCCTTACGAGAACCTGCTGAAGATGAATTTATAATTCAATATGGTGAATATCCTCATACATATGAATGTCTTCCAAGATCAAACAGTCGCACAATATATAGACACCCATTATATTTTAATCAAGTTAAACACGATATAATTGAATCACATAAGTGCTGGGATAAAATTAATCAAATATATATTTTAAATTTAGTTGAACGTAAAGATAGATATATGACATTACTTGTAGAATTATGTCGAGTACATGCACCATTACATAAAATATATCATTATAAAGCAAAAAAAGACCAATTCTTAAAAGAACGAAAAATAGATGCATATATCGGAGCTACAAAAAATCATCTAGATGTTGTAAATCATTTTATATATAATAAATTTTCAACATGTCTTATACTAGAAGATGATATTACATTTATATCGAATATAAATCGTGTTTGGAATCATATTGAACAAATTTTAGTACGTCCATATGATTTTGATATATGCTTTATTGCATATTCTAAATATGGCGAAATAAAAGAGTTTGATGATTTATTATCTCTTTCATATCAAGACTGTACTACTAGTTCTGCATATATATTAAATGCAGAGAATGCTAATAAAATACAAGAATGTTTGAATACTGGTTTTATAGAGATGTTAAAAGGAGGTAATCCTCATATATATTGTTGTGATAGGTATTGGAAAAAAATACAAAAAGATAATAAAATGTATGTTTTAACTGAAAAATGTGCATATCAACGTGTATCACACAGTGATATAGTTAATAATATTAATTATACTTTTGATTAATTATATTTTTAATTAATTTGTCCAATCTATGGTTATACTTGTTTTTTCATTATTTAAATAAATTTTACAATCTGGAAATCTTTTTGTTAATCCTAACATCATTTCATTTATTGGATAAATATTCTCAATATCGTTTGTATATATATTCTTTAAATTTTTAGTTAGAAGTGGAGGTAAATACGGGTGATTTGGAATGTTAGATTTTCCAATATTATATACATACTTTCTATCACCATTTCTATGTGGATTTAATCTAAAAATAATCTCTTTTGTTATTGATTCAACTACATCATTTATATATTTATTTAATTCTTTTTGATATTCTTTCTCTTCATATATTTTTTTTAATTGTGTACAATCATTAAGTTGGTCCCGTGTTATTGGTATATCCATATATATTTTATTGATATATTTTTATGTACCTTCAAAAACTAAAGTTAGATTTTTTGACGCTAACGTAAAGTACTTACCTTTAGCACTTCACGGTATAAATTAATTTAATGTTCGCATAAATTTAATTCTCTTTGATTAAATGTTTGTTTATAAAATGTTCTTTCCTTCATTAATTCTAATCTATTTTTATATGCAGTTGATATTGAATACTTTTGTTGAGGAATATCTTTAGTAGATGTAATTCTAATATCTGGATTTATTAACCAAAATACTATAATTGTTCTTGTTTGTTCAGATTTACTAAATGATGTCATATCTACTTTATGAATATGTGAATTTGGAAATACAACAATTGTTCCTTCATTAATTTTTACTTTTCCTAATGGTACTAATGTATCATGTAATAAATTAGATAATCCGGCAGGGGGATCTTGTGGCATACCAGTAACAATTGATTCAACTTCTTCTGACGAATAAAATCGTTTAAAATATAATTTAGTATCAAAATCTTTATCTTGTTTTAGAGTACATGTTGCAGTAGCAACTATATTCTCATGGGACATTCCTTCTACATGCCATGCTCCCATTAAACTATCGTTATCCTTTAATGAGATCTCTACAATTTTTGTTATAACTTGTAAATTTCTATCTCTTAATTCTATCTTTTTAAATTTATTTTTAGTTGGATTATCTAACCAATCGCCATTATAAAATTCAAATGTATTTGAATAAGACCAAATATCTTCAAGTTGTGGTAATACAGACTCAAATAATTCTTCAATATCTTCATATAATGTTCTCTCAGAAATTGATAAATTATTAATATATGACTCTATCTTACATCTACCATCTTTATCTATCTTAAATTCACTTGGTAACCATTGATATTTTGAATCCTCGTATGGTCTATTCCAAAAATCGTCATATCCATTTGTTTTCTTAATATCAGTAATTAATGGATACAATGATGGATGAACTATATCAAGTACTTTATTATTTGATCCTGGATGATAATCAGGTATTTTTTTATTAGAAAAATTATTAATATTCGTTAATAAATTACCTTTAAGTTTATTATTAATATTTTTTACAATAACACCACTTTTTATAAAAGGTAAAATACTCTTATTTTGAATTCGATCAATTTGTTTTCTTATAGATTCTATTCGATCATTAAAAAATTTAGATATCTTTTTATCATATAAATCAGCACGAGCATCTAAATCAGAATCATCCGAACCTTTTTTATATAATACTGTTTCTTGTAGTTTATACATTTCTTTACCAACTCTTTTTCCAATTTTAATTAAAAAATCAATAAATAAATTAACAGTCTCAATATTTATCTTATTATTAGATATCTTACTTGTTTTTTTCTCTATTTTTGATGTATTTACTTTGATATGTTTGTTTGTGATACTTTTTTCATATCCTTTTTTAATCTTTTCATTTAGTCTATTATCATATTCATGTTGTGCTTCAATCTCAGTTTTATAGACAAACTCTTTTTCTTGTAATTTTAATCCTTTTTTTCCAAATTTAATATATATCTTTTTACCAATTTTTTCAATAGACCATATTTTTGAACTTTTACTGTCATGAATAAATTCAAATTGTTCTAGCATTTATAATATATATACTTAAATATATAATTATATTTAAATTTATACTGATAGATTAAGTTATGCATACTTTTAATCCATCAATATTTTGCTATAATAATATACTATATATGCTTCTAAGAGAGGAAACACATAATACTACAAAAACTTGGAAAGACTCAACTTGTGCATATTCATTAAGTAAATTAAATGATAATCTAGAAGTAATTGATTATGATTATTGTGAATTTAATATTAACAATAATAAATATAATAAAATTATACGAAAAGAAGTTGCTAAAGATTATTATGTAATTGAAGATATTAAAGTTTATCATAAACTTATAAATAACAAAATTATAGGGATATGCAATGTTCTTATGGAACATTATACACCTCGTAGATTTTGTGTGGGCCTTGTTGAAATTATTATAAATAATGATCAAACTGAAATTAAGCTTTTACATATTTTAGAAATTCAACATATGCAAGAAATTGAGAAAAACTGGGTATTATTTGAACATAATAATGAATACTACTTTTTATATAGATTATTCCCACAATTGATAATTTATAAATTTGATATTAAAAATTTTAAATTAGAACATTACCAATCTAGCGATACATTCGATTTAATAAAGAATACCGATATTGTTAACAATCTCGATCGATACTATAGACATATGTTTTTAACACCATGTACGAGTATGATACAGTTGAATAATAATATGTTTTTATTATATTGTAAAAAGAAAGAAGATGATATGTTCTATAAATACTATAATTGTATGATAATAATTGATAAAGATACTAATTTTAGATTAATATTTATAAATCAAGAAATTAATAGTACAGAAAATAATTCATATCTAAACGACATTAAGTTAATAAATAATAGATTAATTAAATGCTATGGAATTAATGATAATAGTTATAAAATTATAACAGAAAAAATTAAAATTAATCTTGTATATTGTAATGAATCAAATAATTTTGGTAATCAATTATCTAAATTTTTATTAGAATCACTAATAGGAAGTACAGGTAGGTATGAAATAGTATATAATCAACCAAGTATAACTATAAATATTATTATGAATGGTTCATATATACACGAAGCTAAAAATAATTATTTTATTTTTGGTACAGGATTAATAACTGATCCTCCTAAAGAAGAAGGACATATATATAGTAATTTAATTGTATGTGCTGTAAGAGGTCCATTAACAAAACAATTTTTAACATTTAAAAATATTAATATTCCAAATATATTTGGTGATCCTGCATTATTATTACCTCGTTTTTATTCTCATAAAGTTAACAAAAGTTTAAATAATAAAATTGGCCTAATTCCACACATAACTAACTACGATTACTATAAGGATTTATCATTATCTGATAAATATCATTTAATTTCTCCAACTGATAATTGGTCTAATATAATCAATCAGATATGTTCATGTAAATGTATAATCTCATCATCATTATATGGATTAATCTGTTCAGATGCATACAATATTCCGAATATATGGTTAGATGAAGTTAGATTGGATGAAGAAGACTTTAAATTTAGAGATTACTTTTTAAGTCAAGAAAGACCATATTTTAGACTAAATAATTTAAATGAATTTTTAGAAGAAGATTTATATAAAGATGGTAATAAAATTAATCTTGATAAATTAATAAATTCATTTCCTTTTAAATAAGAAAATTTGACTCTAGCGTAGATGTTCAAAAAGATTTATGTATTCTGAGTACATATTTTCAGTGTTAGATAGACGTGGACTTTCACCACCACCGCCGCCGCCGCCACCGCCGCCACCGCCGCCACCGCCGCCGCCACCGCCGCCACCGCCTCCACTGCCGCCAGTTAAGATAGGAGAACTTCCATCACTACTACCTGAAACACGTGGAGTTGCACCACCTCCACTAGATACAAATGAAACTGTATCTGCACACGAAGCAACAAATGTTGTAAACATTGATGAATTTGGTCGAGGACTAATTTCCCTTATTCTTTCAAGAGCTTCTCCAATATGATCTGACCATGATAATGATTTGGTCATCTTTGTTTTTACCTTTAGTGGTCCTTCTTCTATAATTCTACGAGCATTCATTTCATCAATCTTTGTTTGTGTCTCATGTTGTATCTTAGATTTAGGCGACATCGCTTTTAGTAAATCTTCTAGATGATTCTGTGCAGTTTCGACAGGACAAGAACTATAAAAACTACATCTACTAAGATCGAGTGGAGATAAAAAACTTGGATCATATTCATCACTATGTGTACTATATGCACTATTCATACATCCAGTAAGATCAAGTGGTGGAGGTCGTTGTGGTTCTCCACCTCCAAACATATTAAGCGGAGGCGGTGGTTGTGGTTGTCTACCTCCAAACAAATTGAGCGGAGGTGGTGGCTGTGGTTTGCCGCCAAACAAATTCAGTGTGTATGGCAATTGTGTTCCTCCAAGCAAGCTTAGTGATGGCGTAGTAAATACTGATTCAGTGGTTGTTACAGTAGGTAACTCGGGAGCATTACCCCCCTTAAAATTTTGATTATCCTCTTGTTCTGACATAATCTATTATATATAATAAATATTATTATTTATTATATATTTTTTTTTCAATTTTTTGGCGCCAGCGTGAGGTACTTTACTTTGGCAATTCACGATGGCTTATAATTCATTTAGTTTATATATCATTTTCTAATATAAAATGTATTATTAAATAAATAAAATTCATTCTTTCGACTTAATATAAATTCAAAATATGTAAAACCAGTAAATGACATCTTTTTACGATACCTTAATAGAGTATAACTACCTAAATGATATACTAGACCATCTATCTTTTTTTGAAAGACTTTTACAAAATAATCTTTACCAAATTTACGTAATAGAGGTATTTGATTATACAACATTTGATTACCACTTGGATATCCAGGTGCAGATTTTATTCCTTCTCCAACATAATATATAATAGCACCATTTCTAATTACATCATTTAAAGATTTTTGGTGATCAGTTATTTGTAAACACATATCATCGTTTGCAATATTATAATAAGCTCTTGCTTCATCAAAACTATTAAAACTTTTATTACTATTATTACTATTATTACTACTCATGTTTATATATTTTATTTATAATTTATTATTTATATATAAAACTTATATATATAATATTAATATATGAATGTTTATAAATCTGGTATAACTGATACTAACACAAGAGTTATAATTACTCTATTTATTCCAATTAATGCAAAAACAAATTTAGATAGACAACATGTTGTTGATCCAAATTATGCAAAGTATAGATCAAATATTGCCAGAGTATTATACATAGAAGACGATTATGGTAATACATATACAACTGCATATACTGCATTTCATAATAAAAAAATACAATACACTATTAACGAATATATTAAATCTGAATATGATACTAATGTAAATATAGTATGTGGTAAAGGAATACACTTTTTTATTGAAAGACAAATGGCATATAATTATAATCGTAAAATTTTAGAACAAAAATGGGATAAACCAAATTTATATAAAACATATTATGATAATGGACAATTAAAAGAAAAAATAGAATATATTCATGATGAAACTTATGGATATATTAAACAATGTATATATAAATGGTTTAAAAATGGTATACGTTACTTAATACAATCATATCAACATGGTTTAAAAAATGGCGTATTTACTGAATGGCACGAAAATGGCAAATTAAAATACGAATGTAATTTTATAAACGGAGGAAAAGATGGTTTAGAAAGAATATATTATTATAATGGACAACGTAAACTATATGTTAATTATTCACATGGTACTATGAATGGTAAATGTAGTTCATGGCACATGAATGGTAAGATTGATATTGAATGTAATTTTTATCGAGGCATTTTGTATAATGATTATAAAAAATGGAGTAAATATGGAGATCTAATATTATTTAAAAAATATTTTAATATACCAGTTAAACCATTTGATGAAATAGATGATTCAACTAAGCTTATAAATGAAATAAATGATGCAATTATTTTAATTGCTGCGATTGAAAAGTTGAAAGATGATTGATTGTTCATTGTCTTTTTTGATTCTTTCTCTCTCATCTTTTTCTTCAGCTTTTTTCTTTTCTCTTTTAACTCGATCGATTAAACTTTCACCATACCATAATATGTTAATACTTTTAGATATACCATTATAGATATTGTTATAAAATTCTTTTCGTTCTTCCCTTCTCTTTCTTTTTCTTTCAATACGATCCTTATATTCTTTGACAACTTCTTGTATATGTTGATATGGTCGAGTATTTGGATAAAATGTTCTTTTATATATATCATTAATATATATATGAAATGCGGGTAGTTCTCTAATAAAATTTCTATCATTCGAATATTTATTTGAATTAAAACGACGTGTAGAATAAATAATTTTCTCCTTTTGACAATAATCTCGTATTTCTTTTATTGTTGGTTCGTTTGAATCAGTTAAATCGTATACGATACAATTTAACTGTACGGATAAATACTCCATTGGTTTTTCCTTTTTCTTGAAATGTAATAAGTTATAAAACATCATTTATTGTATATGATATAATTTATTGTACATCTTGTAAAATTTTGTATTTCAATTTTATTTGATGGTTTAATTAGCAAAAATTGATTTATTAATTTACTATATATAATTATATAAATAATTATATATAATATTCATAATGAACATAGATAATTTATCTATTCTTAAAGTTGAACCGGTCGATCCACCAACTGCAAAAGATCATGAACTAGATAATAATTCTATTTTTTTTCATGCAGATGAAAAAATGTTAGGAATTTTAATAAATGAAGATATAATTACATATCTTGAATATGTAAATAAGAAGTATAGAGAACAAAAATATAAAGATAATAATTATGAAATAAAACTTCAAGCAATAACATCTAAATTAGAAACAGAAAGAGTTAAAGCAGAGGAAGAACAAAAAAGAATTGAAGAAGTATACTTGAAAAAAAAAGAAGAAGAAAGAAAAAATAAGTATAAAAATATAATGATAAATGATCTTTGGGATAGTATAAATAAACTTGAAGATACATTAAATGGTTTTAAGTTTAGATAATTTTAATTTATACTACTCTTGGTGGTCGTACGATACATATACCAAATTCCCATGGAACGTGATCTAAATGTAATGATTGTAGTACATCTTGATATTGTTGTAGTGTGTGTAATATTTCAGCATAGTAAGGAATATCAACCATTGTTGCAACAGTCATAGGTATATTAACTTGCAATAGTAAATCATATACAACAGATGACTCATCACCAGCTCTGTAATCATACATCATAATACTATTTGATTTGTTTAAAACTTGATTTACCATTTCAGGAATAATTACACGATCATTATCTTCAACTAATCTAAATAATTCATCTTCATACTTTTGAATCATATGATTTATCACATTTTGATTTGTAATTAAACGATTAATATCATGTGATCTTAATAATGGGTTCAATTGATTTATACATAATAGGTCCATCATTAAATTATGACAATTATAGTTAATACTTCCTAATTGTGCATTATCAATGTTTAATTTAATTTGATCTAACTTATTATTATTTTCATCATAATCCATATCATTTCCCATGTCAGGTAATGATAGTATTAATTCAACTCGAGTTCTTACTAAAAGTGTATTAGGATAGTCAATACATACAGCTACTGCTATTCCTGAAGTAGTTGGATTTATATAAATATTTGCAGTATTATCACTATACATTGGACCCATTTCTGAACCATCGTGTATATTTTGATTAAATGTTCTTATATTATTTATTATACATGAATCAATACCTCCATATCTATTTATTGTATGCATACTACCTCTAGGGTGAAATATACCAATATATGGATTCTTTATTCTACTACCCTCTCTATCTTTACCATTTAAAAATAACCAAGGATGAAAAAATAAATTTGCATTCGATGCAATAGCTAAAGGGGCCAAATTTTCTGGTACTAAATCTAAATAACTAATTAATCTATTAATTAAAGCTTCTTTTTCTAATCTATTTTGCTCATATATATATGATTCAAAATCTTCAGTCATATTTATATGATTGACTAATCGAACAAATATACGTAGTTCTTCTTTTAATTTATTAACAATTGGAAATTCCATATACTAATATACAAAATATAAATTTATATAATTTATATTTATATTTATATTAAAATTGTAGACGTATATGATATATTACCTTTTTAAGACATGCTTAAATTACACTAGAGTTATAAAAATTATATATATTAAGAGCTAATCTTTTAACTGCTTCAACAATAATTTCATCTTCAAAATCTTTTTCTATATATCCATTAATAATATTAATTTTTTCTTCACTAATAACATCCTTTGTATCATCTATACAGTTAATAACTATTTCAAAAACACGATCAAATATTTTCTTTAATGCTGCATCTTTAGTTGTTGTAATCCACTTATTTTTTTCTTTAACCTTACAAAATTTATTATTCAAATTATCTATCTTTATAGTTTGATTTTCAGGATGCTTTTCATTTAAGTATATTTCATCTGATATTTTTAATAATAATTCTTCGGAATAATTACTATTAATTAATCTTGTTAATGCTTTATTAGTAATATAATCAACATTTTCATTTCCAAAATTATTAATTAGTATATGATTATTATTTGTAATATTATTACTATTGGTATTATTTATAGTAGTAACTGTTTTTTTAGCATTTACAAATAAACTTATTTTTGTCTCAAGTGGAATATTTATATTAATAATATTTTTAATACGTGTTATATCTAGATTATCATTTATTGTTATTATTAAATCAGCCTTTTCATCAATAGTACATTCGGAATTAAGTATATTCTTAATATCAGTTGCCATTGAAGGTATATTGTTGGTTATAATTTCTATTTGTATACATGAATCTTTTTCTTGATGCTGTAATAAATTCTTCTTTTGCTTAAAATACTTATTACATCTATTACATTTATAATCTGTTACAGTATCACATTTAGTTTTTTTATTTATATGTTTTTCAAGAGATTGTTTAGATACAAAGATATTATTACAATTATTGCATTTATAGTTATTCATTTTTATTTATATATACTAAACTATATATTTTTTCTTTTTATCTAACATAAAAAGAAATATACCAAATACTGAAAATTTATATAAATTTGTCGTATTAATTACTCTTAATATTCTTTTATTTTTTTAATTTACTTTTCCTTTTGTATTTTCCTTTTGGATAAATAGATTTAGATATATAATAGATTGTAAATAATAATAACAATATAAAATAACATCATATAACTTTCGTTTTGGCTAAAATCCAAAACGAAGAGAATTTTTTTTAGAAAAATAAAAATTTTTTTATAGAAAAAACAAAAATGAAATATTACAATAAAATATTTTTTTCTTTCAAAAAAATTCTCTTCCTTTTGGATTTAGCTAAAAAGAAAGATACCTTTATTTATATATTTATATTATTATTGATTATAATTTGATTTAAAATACTATAATTAATAAAAAATATTTTTCTTTTTGTATCATACAAAAAGAAAAATTACATCTTAATTACTTTCGTTTTGTTTATTCTATAATTAAATAACTAAATATAATATACAAATTCTTAATATATACATCATTATATATAAATCTTATAAATTTTCTTTTTGGATTTCCTTTTAGATAAACATAAAGTAAAATAAAATATTGTATATTTTAATTGATACGATTATAATTATATCATTTATTATTTACTTTATAAAAATACATAAATATTTTTTCATTTTGGATTACTTTTTGTTTAAAACAAAAAATATAAATAAAATTAATAAAAAGTATAAATAAAATTAGAAAAGTGCACTTAGCAGATTATAGAGATTTTTCTGCTGATCACGATTACATTGATTCAAAATGTTTAGAATCTTATTAATAAGAGCCATATTAATATTATCAAAAATCATATTATTCATTTGTGCAATCGCATTATTCATATTATTTACATAGTCATTACTAAACTGTGCATTTGGTGAACTAGAATTATAAAGCATTACATCAATACTGGTTAGAATAAAAAACTTCATTCGCACCCGATCTATTGTATTTTCTAGATCATTAAACAGATCAAAAATTGTAACTGTTTGGTTGTTTTCAACATGTACTGGATACTCATTGTTGGGGTTGTTCGGATTAATCAAGTTATTTGGGTCATTTGGATTAATCAAGTTATTCGGGATATTCGGGATATTCGGGATATTCGGATTATTCTGATTATTCATCAAATTATCGGGAATCAAGTTATAGTTGTCAAGAATCTGGTTATATACCTGATTATAATTATTCATATTATTATATACTATATTTTGTAATTAAGATGTATAATAAATAAATTTCAATTTTTAGAGCATTATGATTTCTTACTTTTTTAAGACATGCATTAAATATCATCACAATCCATCGTTGATATTTTCTTAGAATTTCTACCTTTTTCTAATTTAGTTGGAAACTTATTTTCTTCATAATCCATTACCAATATATTCTTACATTTTTTACTGTTTTCAAATTTAGTAGCAAACTCAGTTTCTTCTTTAAACTCTTGATCAAATTTATTCTTAGTATACAATTCTTGGACACGTGAGGGTATCCAATGTTTACCACAAACTTTATAATCATTTAATATACTTGTAATTGTTTTGAAATCTAATGTTAGTGTTTCTGAAAATGAACTAATTTCTTTTTCTACTGTAGGATTCCAAGTATCATATTCATAAAATTTTAATAGTTCTGATTCCGTTGAAAGAACTGATAATATTTGACGAATAGCTTTGATATCTTTTACACCATTACGTAATGATACTATAAGACGTATTGCATTAAAGTTACTATTTTTAAATAATTTTTTTGTAGATGGATCACAATCAAAACCAAATGGCGCAGTTCCTAAACTAAGACCATTGTGACGTCTGTATGCAACATTATTAATGATTCTACTTCTAATAGATTTCCACTCATTTTCACTATTTATTAATCCATCTTCGATTAAACCATATGTTTCTTCTGATGGATATTTAATATTTTCTTTTACAAAATGTATTGTAATATTGTTCTTTTGACATATTTTTAATAAAGCTCCACCATAAATCATATTACGACTAAAACGTGTAATATCATTTATGATTAAGTTTATATTTTTAGATTTTAAAATAAGATTATGAAGAATTTTTTGTTTTCCGTATCCACTATTATATTCTTTGTGTATTTCACGTATTGTTAGGTTATTTAATTTACAGTATGAAGCACACACATGCTCCTGTACTGCGAAACTTTGGGAATCTTTCTTTAGATTAGATACGCGACAATATATAACATTTCTCATATATTCTTATATATTTAATAAATATAATAATATGATATAGATATATCAATTTTTTGTAGCTATTTTAAATTGTATAATATAGATATCTTACTTTTTTAAGAAATAAATTAATTTATAGTTGAGTTCTAACTCTTCTTGCTTTTACAGGAACTGGTTCTGGTGCTTTTGCGACAGTCTTAACTTTTTCATCTTCTGATTCATCATCCGATTCAGTCAGCTCTCTCTCATCAAGAATTTCTTTAATTTGTGCTCTTAGATTTTCATTTTCAGATTTTAGAAATGATACACTCGTTTCTAATTCTGCGAATCTTTCATTAATATAATCATATTGTTCCTTTTGATGTTTTATCATATTAATAGTTATAATTTGCTCAAACTTTAAAAATTCTTGAGTTACTTTTACTGTAATATTATATCTTGCAATTTGATTTACCTTTGATGTTCCAGTTGTTGATCCAGTAGTTGATCCAGTAGTTAATCCAGTAGTTGATCCAGTAGTTGATCCAGTAGTTGATCCAGTTAATAGTCCAGTTACTTGATCATTTTGGATTCTTTCTAGATTTGGACCAATCATAAATTCTCCAGTAATTAACATTACTGGAGTTGAATAATTTACAAGTGATTTTTCAATAATTGAAATATGATCAGGGAGTGTATTAGGGAATAATGATTTGTCTAATACTCCTTCATAATAATGGTCTCCCATATCTACTTTTAGAAATTGTTTTGAGTCTTTAAGAACTATCTTAGGTTTGCGAATTGTATCCATAATAATAATTGATATAAATATTATATCAATTAGCATTTTTATCAATTTTTTTTATTTACCTAAACAATCATGCTCTTCTAAACATGTTTCATCACAATAACTATTATCACAATCATTACATGTATTATCAGTCGCACATTTGTCACAACATGAATTACCACATTCTGGACAATGGTTTAAATCTGATTCGTGAATTGCTTTGTCATCCATACAAGAATCACATGTAGTATATTTACGAGCACATCCCCAACTAGTATATGAACCACATAAAAATCCATCTACAGTATCAGTTCCACAATTACAATCATCACATACTTCACGTTTACAATTCACACATATCATATATTTATATTGAATTGTATTATCAGATCTAAATTCAAGTGTTTTACCACACTTACATATTTTCTTTGGTGTAACTTCTTTTTGTTGTTTAACTTCTTTTTGTTGTTTAACTTCTTTTTGTACCTCCTTTTGGACTTTTTCCTTTTGTATTTTTTTACACATATACTACTTATATATTAATCTTTATCTTTTATAAATAATTGAAATATAAAGAATTTTCAATAAATATAGTAACATATAATTAAAATATATATGAACTTATCTACAGACAATGCAAACTATGTAAACTATGCAAATGTAATGGAATTACCAGATTCCGATAGTGAAACTGTATTTATAGAACCATCTGAATTACCAAAAGATATAAAAATTAAATATAATAAAGAATTTGGTTATTGTTTAGATATATCATTAAAATTATATAAACAGAAATTTAGTAAGATTAAAGATCTATTAAGTTTTACCGTTGAAAATCGTGGTATTTCAAAGTCCCATATTGTTGAACTATATGAGTATTATAAATCAAATCCAAATGCATTTATCAGTCCAATACATATTTTAGCATATTTAAATACATCTAATGCAAATGAAGATGAACGTTTTTATATAGCAGATGGACAACATCGTGTTGAAGCATTAAAACTCTTACTAAAAGAAGGAGTAGATTTTGAAATTTTATATTTTCTCCATGATGTATCAACCGAATTAGAGATACGTACATGGATAAAAAAATTAAATAGTACAAGGCCTGTTGAAATTACTTTTACATTTGAAAAATCTGCAGATCTAATTAAAAAATTAAAACTATGTAAACCACTATTATTTAGTTCGAATGAAAATCATAGATCTGATAAAATTAATGAAATAAGATTAAATAATCTATTTCATGAAATTAAATTCTTCAATAAGATTGATTTAACAGCAGAAGAGATATTTACACATCTTCTACAATTTAATACAAAATGTAAGAATGATTTTTTAAATAAATCAAAGAAAGCACCAAGAGATAAGAAAATATTTGATAGAATTGCAGCAACACATCAATTTTATTGTCTATTACATTTAGAATATAGTTGGGTTCATGCATTTTATAATTATCTTATTAATGATTGCAAATTTTAAATTTTATATATATATATATTATAAATGAATTATTATGAAAAATATTTAAAATATAAAAAAAAATATTTAGAACTAAAAAAAAAGTTAATTGGAGGAAATTGTGATCCAGGAAGAATTTTACGTGATCATGCTGAAAAAGTAGCTCCAATATTAGAGGCATGGGCACCTGGTACATTTTATTACATAATACGACAAATTAGAGCTGGAGAGTCGTGTAATATATTTTGGATAAATAGAAATATTCCAGATAGTATTGCTGGAACCGGTCCAGTAGGAAATCATGTTGATATGTATATAGATCAAACAAGATATGAACTAATTGGATTAACCGCAACAAGAAATGGTCGTCATGTAGCTTCGGGAAGTGTTTCTGCAGATAATCCAGATGGATCCGCAAGATTTATATACCAACATTTATTTAGATAGCGCTAAAAACCTAATGGTACTAAACATTTTTCTATGATAAATACGTCTTCATATTTTTATCTTCATATCTTTATCTTAATCTCTTTTACATCATCTATTTCTACTAAAAAATTAATTATATATTCTTTTAACATTTCTAATCGATCTGTTGAAAAATTAGCATTTTGTTGCTGTATTGTACAATTCTTGTATACATTAATATTAATTATATTCATATTTACAACCGATCTTATAATATTAATTTCTATTAAAAGATCATTATGATTATTTAGATTGTTTGGTAATCCAATCATAACATTATCTGCAGGTCCTAAATTATTTTTTATAAAGTTCTTAAAATTTATAAAATCTTGGGTATTTATATCTTTTAATTTGTACATTCTATAATTTATATATAAAATTATAAGTTATATATATCTTTATAAAATAATGAATTATATTATATATCTATTATTTAATCCATTAAATAATAATACATATATAGGTATTACTAATAATCCTCAACGACGCCTTAGACAACATAATGGTGAACTATGTGGTGGTGCAAAATATACAAAAGCATTCAAAGGAGATGGCGAATGGTTATTTTATGGATGGATAAAATCAAATGAAGGTATTCTAGAAAAAAGAAGAGCAATGTCTCTAGAAAAGAAAATACAAATTAGATCTAGAAAGTTAAAAGGAGAGCCTATCGAAAGAAGACTCACTGCTATAAATAATATACTTCTTGAAAATCCAGATTTAGTTTTTCAAACTGATAATTTATACTTATAAATAAAATTTGTTGATAAAATAATTCAATTTTTTATATCAAGTTATATCCGAATGATTATCTTTTTTTCTTTTCGCTGCGGATAAAAGTCAATAGACTCAACACAAATACCACCACCTGATGTACTTGGTGAATTAATGTAAATATATTTTTTAATTAAATCAATTTTTAGTATCCTCCCAATATCCCTTGGGCGATCTTTTGGATCTTTTAAATTAGAATCATAACAATTATATACAATTATATCACCAATTTTAAAATCATTAATTTTATTGTTTCTATTTGGTACATATGTCATCGTTTATTATAAGATGTAAAAGTAGTGCTTAATACATAGATTAAAATTATAAATAATTTATAATTTTATCAATTTTTATTTTTGTAAAACATACAGATAAATAAATATATCATATATGCAATAAATAATATAAGAAGAATATATGCAATCATAGTTTGCGTATCTAATGGAATAAATGCTTTTTCATCATCACTGTCATTTACTACAAGATTATTATTCGCATTGAAACGCTCAAATGGAGTTTCATAAATTTCAGTAGTTGTTATTGTTGACATTTATACTAATATATTATTAGTATAAATAAAAACTAAATAATTATTAATAAATTTATTTAGATTCAGGTGTTTGTTTTAAGTGAACTAAATAGTAATATGCTACAGCTGCAGCTATAAGTACTACTAAACCAACTGGTATACCTACTGTTATCCATAAACTAAGTGGTTCGGCTTTTTTAACTACAGGAGCTGGGGGTTGGGGTTTAGGTGAAGCACTTGACATTTATATATATATATAAACTATAAATAAAATATAAATATTTTAGATTATATCTTTAATAAAACTATATTATTTATACAATACTATCAATAAATGCGTCTAAATTTGGTTCTCTTCCAAGGAACTTCTTCATAGAATTCATAGAAGGTCTAATTGATCCTTGACTTAACACTTCAGTTAAAAAAGTCTTACCTAAATTTGAATCTAATTCTTTACCTTTAAATTTACTAAATAAATCTTTTGCATATACTAGTGACCACATATATCCATAGTAACCCGCATCATATCCATCCATTAGATGTCCAAATGATGATAATTCATTTGTATTATCCATTACATCAATATCTAATAGTTGTTTTGTTATTGTTTTAACGACATCAAAACTATTTCCTTTAAATTCCTTTGAGTGTACATGCATATCAATTAAACAAAAAGATAGTTGTCTTGCATAATGTGCCCCTTGTAATATATTTCTTTGAACTTTAATCTTCTCAATAATTTCATCAGGTAATGTTGGTGATAAAATCTTTAGAGTTTTTGTATTATAACACCATTCCTCAAACATCTGGCTAGGACACTCAACAAAATCTCCTTCACAATTAAAACTCGCTGTTTCCGAAATTGTACTTGTTGAGGAAATATGGTGCATTACATGTCCAAATTCGTGAAAGAATGTCTCAAGTTCATCAAATGTGAGTAAATCCTTGGCAAAATTACAAGCCATTACTGCAACAGGAAGAGTACTAGAAGATTTAAAAATAAATGGAAATACTGCAGCGTGTCCATATTTACCATCTCTTGGGAATAAATCTAAATAAAAATAACCAATCAATTTAGGATACTTTGTTTTATCTGAAACATCATATACATCATACATTGTTACATCTTTGTGCCACAAAGTATCTTTATATGTATTTGTTTTTTGAAATTTATAAGATAGTAATCGTTGATATATCTCAAAAACATTTTCAACAGTAGCTTCAACAGGAAAATACTGTTTCAAATCCTCTTTATTTAAATTTGATAATTTTTCTGTATGAATTCTCGAATAATATGAAATATCCCATTGTTCTAACTTATCAACATTATCTTTCTTAGCATAAGAAAGTAAAATATTATAATCTCGTAAAACAAGAGGTTTAATCTTTTCACTAATATTATTTAAAAAATTCATTACATTTTCAGTTGATTCAGCCATAGTCTGTTGTAATTTATAATCACTGTGTTGATCAAAACCAAATAACTCTGCTTGTTCTTGTCTTAGTCTAAATACTTTCTCAGCTATTTCAACATTAGTGTCATATGCCTTTCTCTTAAATTCATAATTTAATTGTTTACGAATTTCACGATTACTACAATATTCCATCATTGGTACATAATCTGGATACTTTAAGTTTACTTTAATTTGTTGATTAGAGTTACCCAAACTATCTATACTTGTTTGAAGATGATCTTTAATGAACTTATCTGGTAGTCCATTTACATCATTTAAATTAAATAGAAAGTCTTTATCATAGTTATCAACATTTAAACTATATGCAGAGGTTAGTTCTGCAATTTCTTTTTTAATGTCTTTAACACGATTATATTTTTCTTCTGGAAGATCTAGACCAAGTTTTTTATAATTTAGAATTAAATCCTCCATATAATTTATTTGTTCTTCATTTAATGTACCTTTTTCAAATTGATATTGATTATCATAATAATACTTATATACCATATATAAATCTTTTCTCATATTATTATCAATCTCAAGTTGTTCAATTTCAGTTGATACATCTGTTGCATATTCACGTAGTTCTTCGGATTCATAGAAACTTTTCATTTCTAAATATGCACTATCTATAAAATTATTATTTGAATCGATTGTTGGTTGAATTAATGTATTCCATGTTAATGATACTAAACTAAGACCTAAAATTAATTCATTTAATTTATT